CGCCTAGTTGGCCAAAATCAAGGGCTTGAAAAAGCTCTGGATATTCTAAATAATCTTTTAATGGAAGAGGATTCCGATGACTGATAAACCGGAGGCTTCGAATGAAGCCGCTTTGCGGGAAGCATTTCCTGCTGTCGACCCCGGTGCTGTACCCGTAGGTGGCCGTATTTTGGTTCAGTGGCGTCAAACCCGCAAAACCGCGACCGCTGCAGGTCTACTAATCGTGGAAGAAACGAAAGAAACGGAAAAGTGGAACAATCAAGTCGCGAAGGTGATAGCGATTGGACCGCTGGCATTCAAAAAGCGAGACACACTCGAACCCTGGCCGGAGGGCAATTGGGTGGAGGTGGGCGATTACGTTCGCATGCCGAAGTGGGGCGGCGACAGGTGGGAGGTCGTGTACGGCGATCCGAAGCTGGGTGAAACCGCACTGTTCTCGATCTTCAATGACCACGAGGTGATCTCTAAAGTGACGGGTGATCCGTTGAAAGTGAAGGCCTTCCTATGAATGCGACCGAAAAGGCGGAGATGCAGGTCTCCGAAGCCCCGGACGGTTCAGCCATCGTCGAGATGGTGACGCCCGAGGAGATAAACACCGAGCAGAAGATGGAGCAGATCGGTGTCCAGAACGGGTTCGAGCGGGCGAACGCCAATTCGAACACCGACGCCGACGATGACGGCGAAGAGGTGGATCCCGAGCGCGAGGCAATCCGGGCGGCAAGGCGTGAAGAGCGGCACCTGAAAAAGCGTTTGACCAAAGCGAAAATCGAGGAGTCGAGCCACGTCATCAATTCGCTGCGCCGCGAGAATGAACGGATGGCCGAAAGGCTGGCGATCTTGGAGCGCAAAACGGCGGGGTCCGATCTTGCACGACTCGACAAGGCGATCGAGGACTCGCAGGTGCGGATGACGTACGCCAAGATGAAGATCAAAGAGGCGACCGAACAGGCGGATGGTGCAAGTCTGGCCGAAGCCCAAGAAGCGTGGTACGAAGCGAGGCGTCAGGCGGAAGCACTGGAGGCACTCAAGCGTAAAGCCGTCGAGACCGGTCCTACTTCGAACGTTCCCCAGGCTCCGGATCCTACCCTGAAAAAGCACGCCTCCAATTGGATGGCTCGCAACGACTGGTACGACCCCAACGGGCGGGATATGGACTCGCAGATCACCACCAAGATCGACGAGCAGCTGACGAAAGAAGGCTGGGATCCGAAGACCCCCGATTACTGGGAGGAGTTGGATAATAGATTGACAAAATACCTGCCTCACAGGTACAATTCGTCCAACGATGACCGTTCGTCATCCAATCGGAGACCTCGTTCGGTGGTTACTGGCTCAGGTAGAGAATCAGCACACGGCAATCGCAACGATAGCAATGCAGGGTTCCATTTGTCGCCAGAGCGAGTATTAGCGATCAAAGAAGCGGGTAGGTGGGATAACCTCGCTGAGCGCAAGAAAATGATCCAAAAATACATGGAATACGACCGCATGCACGGAACAAGGAATAACTGAAATGAGAGACGAACGACTCAAAAAGAATCTTTCGGCAGGTGGCCGTGAGTCCCGCGCAGTGCAGGACGGAAGACAGTCAGCTGACGAGAGCTTGGCAAGCAGCCGCGAACGTCGTAGGATGTTCAGAGACGAGTGGATTCAAGAATCCCTCCCCAAACCGCCCGGAATTCCGGGATTTCATCTGTGTTGGCTATCCTCCACCAACGGCTACGATCCAATCCACAAGCGATTGCGGATGGGTTACACGCCGGTAAAACCCGAGGAAGTTCCTGGCTTTGAGAATTACCGAGTAAAAGCAGGGGAACATGAAGGGTTTATCGCTTGTAACGAAATGCTACTGTACAAGATCCCCGAAGACATTTACCAAGGGATCATGGAAGAATTTCACCACTACGCTCCCCAGGACGAAGCGGACAAAATCCGTGTCCAGGCCGAGCAGCAGTTGGGTCGAGATTCGCGCGGTAGGTCTCTCGGTATGCTCGAAGGTGATGGTATCGCTTCTATGGATGAAGAACGCCCCGTGCCAGTTTTTAACTGACGGATTCTATTCTTAGGAGATATCGATGTCTGCTACATCTGCTCCGTTTGGCTTGCGTCCAGCATTTCACCCTTCGGGTCTGGACAGAGCTGCCGCGCTTGCCAACGGTATTCAAGCCGTTTCCACTTCTGGGAACGTTTCTTTAGGTTATGCCACCACCATTCTCAAGGGTCAGCCCGTGAAGATGGACACTGGTGGTTACATCGTGGTTGCTGCCGCTGGTGACGCCTTCCTGGGCGCTTTCGCCGGTGTCGAGTGGACTGACTCTACCGGTCGTCGCCGGGTTTCGAATTACTGGCCAGCCAGTGAATCGTTCCAGGTCGGCTCGGTTGTCGCCTATTATTATCAGGACCCCAACATCGTGTACGAGATCCAGTCGGACGGCACCCTCGCCCAGACTTCGATCGGCGACGAGGCGAACCTGAGCAATACTACGGCGGGTTCCACCACCACGGGTCTCTCACAGGCTACCCTGTCCAACACACTGGCCGGTTCCGGTAATAACGCTCAAATGCGCATTATCGACATCGCCCCGTACCCGGACAATGCCTGGGGTGACAATTACGTCATCGTACGTGCTCAGATTTCTAAGAGCCAGTACGTTGCCGCTTCTAACGCTATCTAAGGAGGGCTAAGAAATGGCAGCCCCGATGCGCAGTACCGACTTTCGGTCGATAGTCGAGCCTATCCTTAACGAGTGCTTCGACGGTATTTACGAGCAACGCAAGGACGAGTGGTCGAGAGTCTTCCGCGAGGAAAATGGCATTCCTCGTAATTACCACGAAGAGCCAGTCCTGTACGGATTTGGCGCAGCACCTCAACTGCCTGATGGTACTCCGGTGACCTATCAGCAGGGTGGTGTGCTCTTCCTCAAGCGCTACGTTTACAACGTTTATGGCTTGGCTTTTGCGTTGACCAAAGTGCTCGTGGAAGACGGCGACCACATCCGGATCGGTCAGGTTTACGCCAAGCACCTCGCACAGTCTCTCATCGAGACCAAAGAGACGCTGTCGGCGAACGTGTTGAACCGCGCCTTCAACAGTTCCTACCCCGGTGGCGACGGTGTGTCATTGATTAACACTGCACACCCCATTGTTAACGGCTCCTTCAGCAACCAGCTCTCCACCGCTGCGAACCTTTCGCAGACCTCGCTCGAGCAGATGCTCATTCAGGTCCGTCAGGCAGTGGACAACAACGGCAAGAAGATCCGCCTCGTGCCCCGCCAGTTGGTGGTCGCACCCGGTAACGTCTTCCAGGCCGAAGTGTTGCTAAAGTCCGTGCTCCGTGCAGGTACCGCGAACAACGACATCAACCCGGTCAAGTCGATTGGCTTGCTCGACGAGGGTGCCGCAGTTCTTTCGCGTCTTACCTCGGCGACAGCTTGGTGGGTGCAGACCGATGCTCCTGAAGGCATGAAGCTCATGATGCGTCGTGCGCTTGAGAAGACGATGGAAGGTGACTTCGAAACTGACTCGATGCGCTACAAGGCCACCGAGCGTTACGACGTCGGCTTCACCGATCCTCGGGCAATGTACGGCACTCCTGGCGTCTAAATTGCGGGGGCGCGAGCCCCTGCTCCAACTAGGAGAGTCAAATGGCGTACAATAATTCGGTAACAAACATCGCGGGTGTACTTTCCGCGATCACGGCGACCATTGCCTATACCGATACTTCGGCGGTGACGATTGGTACCCTGCCTAAAAATGCTCAAATCGTCGACATTAACATCGATGTGACCACGGCATTTAACGCAGGGACGACCAACACCGTGACGGTCGGAAAGACTGGATCCGCTGCGGCTTTTGTCGCTGCGACTTCGGTGGGTTCGGCGGGTCGTGCTTCTGTAGCGACCACTGGAGTGTACAGCGCTTGGGCGGATGTGGGGAACAGCGACGTTGATTACGCGACTGTGACCTTCAGCCAAACTGGTACTGCTGCGTCCGCTGGCGCTGCCCGTGTAACGATCGTTTACAAATCCTTCGCTTAAGGGGACATCATGGGCCAATTTAAACCAATGGTCAAAATGATGACTACCGAGCCTTCGGTAATGTTAAAGCTCAAGAGCGGCGGATCTGCCTCTCACAAGCGGCTCATGAAAGAGGGCGGCGAAATGGGTCATAAACCCATGGGAAAAGCGATCGGTGGCGCGATGGGCGCTTTAGCGGGTTCTCCCCCTCCGACCACCCCGATCGGTAACCCTGCTGCAGCAAGAGCGATGGCTACTCGCCGTATGGCGAAGGCTCCAGCTCCGGCAGCGGCATCGGTTCCTCGCGTTGGACCTGCTCCCGCTCCTGCAATGCCGATGGGTCGTCCGATGATGCGCAAGAAAGGCGGCGCATTGGAGGCACTCAAAGAGCATGCCGGTAAACCTGCCTCGAAAGCGCACAAGGGATTGAAGACGGGCGGTATCGCCAAGTCGACGAAACCGGGTGAGTACGCGACCGGCGGCGTGGTGGACGGTCAAGGCGGGTTCAAGAATGGCGGCATCATCAAGACGATGGCCAAGAAGACGACGAAGGTGGTGGAGGCTAAGCCCGACCACAATTCGGCTCCAACTGGCGATGTCAAGATGGGGAATGCTGGTGGCTACAAGAAAGGCGGTGCCACAAAAAAGCATTTTGCTACGGGGGGCGTAGTTGATTCGGGCCGACCCGTAGCAATGCCGAAAAAGGCTCCTTCAAAACCCGTCGCGATCTCCCAGCTTTCCGGGACGTTCAAGAAGGGTGGTCAGGTAGCTTGTTAATAGTAGGGGGCTACGGCCCCCACTAACACTGGGGATTAGCATGGCAGACGCAGTAGCAAGCCAAACGTTATTTGATGGCGAGCGTATGGCCATCATGAAGTTTACGAATCTGTCGGATGGCACCGGCGAAAATAAGGTACTTAAGGTCGACGTCTCCGCGTTGACGCCAAGCAATTCGGGTAAAGCCTGCGACGGAGTGACCATTACTAGGGTCTACGGTGTTACGCATGGTATGGAGGTACAGATTTTCTGGGATGCTACGACAGACGTATTTTGTTGGGCTGTCCCCCAGAACAGCAATTACTGCATGGACTTCACCAAAATCGGTGGGCTCACGAATAACGCGGGTGCCGGTGTGACCGGGGACGTTTTGTTTAGTACCGCTGACGCGACCAACGGCGACTTTTACACCATTGTGCTCGAAATGGTCAAGTCTTATGCCAGCTAAGTCCAAGGCCCAATTCCGGCTGATGAAAGCGGCGGAGCATAACCCCGCATTCGCGAAGAAGGTCGGAATTTCGTCTTCGGTAGCTTCCGAGTACACTTCCAGCAACGTAAAGGGAAAGTCTTATGCGAAGCTACCTGAAAGAAAAGCTAAGGGCGGTGTTGCACTTGCTGTCGGACGTGGTGAAAAGCTGGCGACATCTGAGGGCGCAGGCCTCACGGCCAAAGGAAGAGCCAAGTACAACCGGGAAACCGGATCGAACCTGAAAGCCCCGCAGCCACAGGGGGGTTCACGGAAGGATAGTTTCTGTGCTAGAATGTCGGGTGTCGTGAAGAACGCGTCGGGCGATGCGCCACGAGCCAAGGCAAGTCTCCGCAGGTGGAAATGCCCCGGATGGTAAAGGACTTTCATGACGACTTCGGGTACAGTCGGCACCACAATTGTTACGGTTCAAGAGTTCATAGACGAGGGTGCTCGCAAGTGCGGTAAACTCGCGGAAGAGCTTACCAACGAACAGACCAGATCCGCAAAGCAGAATCTCACTTTTCTGCTCTCTGCGCTGATAAACAAAGGTATCCAGTATTGGGCGATCGATAAGCTTGTAATCGGTCTTAAACCCGACCAGTACCAATACGAGTTACCGCTGGGTTCGAATGATGCATTGAACGTGCTTTACCGCACGATGAATCGCCCCTCGGGTACGTACGCCTCGTCCGCCGGGGGTACCGTGGCCTTCGCTTTTGATAATGACACCAGCACTTACTGTCAGCAAACGTCGACTAACGGAAACATTTCCGTGCAGTACGGCTCGGGAAATCCGGAGTATATAGGCTCAATCGGTCTTCTACCTTACGTCTCCGGTGGTGGTGACGCGGTCTGGACGTTGATTCTCGAATACTCGAACGATCTCGGAGTTACCTGGAACACGCTTTACGATATCGGCACAGTAACCGTTACCGATAATGAGTGGCTATGGAACGATATTGATCCTGGGCAGGATGTTACTGGATACCGCGTCCGGGCCTCCGGAGGTACCACGCTTGCACTCCGAGAGTTCTACCTGGGTAATAATAGCCGAGAGATTCAGATGGCCCGTCTGAACCGCGACGACTACACTAACTTACCTAATAAGAACTTCACGGCGAACCAGCCCTACCAGTATTGGTTCGATCGCACGATCCCCCAGCCTACGCTCTATTTGTGGCCGACGCCGAGCGATGCTTTCATCCAGATGACCGTCTGGTACTCGCGGCTTGTTCAAGACGTGGGTAAGCTATCGAACACCCTTGAAATCCCCGATCGCTGGTGTTTAGCTATCCAGTATATGCTCGCGCAACACATGGCGCTCTCGCTTCCCGCAGTTGCCGTAGATCGTGCGAAGTACTTAAAAGAACTCGCCGATCAATACTTCAACGAGGCCGAGCAGGAAGAGCGCGACAAGTCCCCGATTTACTGGGCACCAAACATTGCTGTGTACACCCGATAATGCCGATCTTTCTCGACACCACCGGAAATGCTTCGCTTGCCATCGCGATTTGCGATCGATGCAAGATGAAGCGTTTTTATTCGGTGATGCGAAAAGATCCCAATTTCCCGGGCTTGCAAGTATGCGATCAGGGGTGCGCCGATCAATTCGACCCTTACCGGCTCCCGGCTCGTAAAACCGAACGAATAAATTTACGGTTTCCTAGACCGGATGTTTCGGTAGCGGATACGAATGAGTATTTGGTCACGAGCACGGGGAATAATCTGCAGATTTCCTCTACGCAAAACAACAACACCCCGGGCAATAACGGAAATATCAACCCCTTGACTCCGAGTACCTGATATGGCCGCACAAATTTCAATTAATCAGCTGCCACCTGCGGGTGCAATTACAGGCTCGGAACTGGTACCGGTCGTACAAAACGGGCAGACCGTTCAGACGACTACAGGCGCGATTGCTGCGACCCCGAGTCAGACACAGACGTTCCTGACTATGAATCAGGAGCTTTCGTTATCGAACAGCCGTTACTTAGCCGTAAACACTGGTTTGGGTCTTACGGACGGTGGCGCTACTTCTTTCCTCCGGATATCGCTTAATGGAGCTTCTGGATCTTTAGAGTCTGCCAGTAATGGGTTTATTGTAAAGACTGCTTCAAACTCGGTAACTTCGAGGCAATTAAATACTTCAGGAGTTGGTCTAAGTATCTCCAACGCCAATGGGGTGAGTGGCGATCCGACTTTGTCACTCTCGGGACTAGCTTCCGCTTTCGCGAATCTTGGTGGCTCGGGGATCCCCTACGTTAACTCTGGGACTACCGTCGGTCTACGACAATTGCTAGGAACAGCGAATCAAATTGATGTTACGAACGGGACTGGGGTAGCTGGTGACCCAATCATTTCGATCGTTTCAAATGCTGTTTTACCTGGCACTGGAGCAGTAACTTTCCCAAAAGGTACTACCGCCGAAAGACCAGGGGGCACAAATGGTCAATTCCGGTACAACACTACGACTGGGCTGTTTGAAGGATTTGCGAATGGATCTTGGGGTTCGATTACCACCGGGGGTGTTGGGGTAACGTCGATCGTTCTCGGTAATGGTTTGAATGGTGCTCCTAACCCGATCACGTCGACTGGTACGATCACAATTGATACGACGATTGTCGCTACTTTAGCAGACACCCAAACGCTGACAAACAAAACCATCAGCGGTTCGAGCAATACGCTTAGCAATATCGGTAACGCTAGTCTCACCAATAGTTCGTTGACTTACAACGGCGTTACAGTTTCGCTAGGTGGCGCTGGCACTATTACCGCCGCTAATCCCAACGCACTCACCGTAGGTACGGGCTTGCAGCTTGACTCCGGGACTACTTACGACGGCTCATCCGCAAGAACGATCAGCATCGATTCTACGGTCGCAACGCTCACCGGGTCGCAAACGCTGACGAACAAAACAATTAGCGGCTCGAGCAATACGTTGACCAATATCGGCAATGCCAGCCTGACCAATTCATCGCTCACAATTGGCACGACCGCTATATCACTGGGTTCTACAAGCCTTACGCTTGCCGGTCTTACTTCAGTCACCGTGACTGGCGACCCAACATCGGCGCTTCAGCTTGCGACGAAACAATACGTCGATGCGGTTGCCGAAGGGCTTCATGTCCACGCCAGTTGCGCAGCAGCAACGACAGGAACGCTTGCGTCAATTACCGGTGGGTCGGTTACTTATAACAACGGAACCTCTGGCGTCGGCGCAACCTTAACCCTCGGCGTAGCACTAACCACTCTTGATGGTTACACCCTGCTTAACACCAATCGGATCTTGGTTAAGAACGAAACCAATCAGGCTCACAACGGTATTTATACCTGGGCAACTGGAGGCACGGTTCTAACCAGGGCGACTGATTTTGATACGCCCACTGAGATTGCGTCCGGCGATTTTACTTTTGTATCTAACGGTACCCTGTACGCCAATACGGGCTGGGTCCAAACCCAGCCTTGCGACGTCGTCGGCACTGACCCAATCATTTGGCAGCAATTTTCTGGCTCCGGCGCTTACACCGCCGGGACCGGATTGACATTGACCGGCACTCAGTTTTCTATTACAAACACGGGTGTCAGCGCTGCGACTTATGGGTCTGCTTCTCAGGTTCCAGTTTTTGCCGTTAACGCTCAGGGCCAGATTACAAGCGTCACAAACACCGCTATCGCGATCTCTTCAAGCGCCGTTTCTGGTTTGGGTACTATGGCTACGCAAAACGCGAGTAGTGTGGCGATTACAGGCGGAACAATTAACGGCACTACGATTGGCGGAACAACGGCCGCTGCCGGAACTTTTACAACGCTAACAGCAACAACGGGCATCTACGGAGGTGCATTCTAAATGGCACAGACTGGCTACACGCCCATTCTCATCTACGGAAGCAGCACCGCTTCGGCGACTCCGTCCGCTTCGAATTTAACCTCTTCCGCCAACGGTGCCGAGCTTGCACTTAACTACACGGATGGCAAGCTTTACTATAAAGACAATACCGGTACTGTTCAGTTACTTGCAAGTAAGGCCGGTGCATCAGGGAGCGTAACGTCGGTTGCTCAAACCTTCACGGGCGGCATTATTTCAGTGGCTGGCTCTCCGATCACCACGAGCGGAACGCTTGCCCTGACAGTGGCGGGAACCTCGGGTGGGGTTCCTTATTTCTCGAGCGCGTCAGCCTGGGCGTCTTCGGGTGCTTTGACGCAATACGGCGTTGTCTTAGGTGGTGGCGCAGGTGCTGCACCTACATCAACCTCTGCCGGTACTTCTGGGCAGGTTTTGACTTCAAATGGCTCAGGTTCGCCTCCTACGTTTCAAACGGCTTCAGGTATTTCCACTGGTAAAAGTATCGCTATGGCGATGATTTTCGGGTTCTAAGGAATAGATCATGGCAAATCCAAATATTGTAGCGGTCACAGCGATCTACGGTA